GGGAGTATTTCTTGCTTTTGTAAGTAGTGCAATGCGATAATAGAGACATACAAGATGGGGTCGCTCCCTGTCGATAGTTTTTAAGGCCGATTCCGTGCACGGCGGAGTTGGCCTTTTTATTTTTGTGTAAATTTGAAAAGTATGATTTATTAACAATTTTCAAAAAAGGAGGTTGTTATGGGTGCAAATGCAATTAAAGCGCAAGGAACAGAGCTCCAACTGGGTTCAGGTTCTCCGCTTTCTTACGTAACAATAGCGGAGATAAACTCTTTTAACGGACCTGGCGGGAGTGTTTCCGTAATTGACGTTACGGATTTAGCGAGTATGGCAAAAGAAAAGCTCGCCGGATTAAATGATAACGGCCAACTTTCTTTTGAGTGCAACTTTATCCCGACGAATACGCAACACGCGGCTCTTCGTGAGGCTAAAGAGAACGGAACCACAATCAGCGTTAAGATCGTATTCACCGATACCGGCGCTACGGAATGGACTTTTAATGCTATCGTTACTGGCCTTGCAGTTTCTGGGGCTGTCGATGGCGTAGTGAAAGCATCAGTAACCCTGGAGATTTCCGGAGAGATAACCGAAAGCTAATTACGGAGAAGCCATGTTAAAACGTGAAGAGATACTTTCCAAAACATCCCTTAAGACAGAAACATTAAACATCGAGGAGTGGGGTGGTGATGTCATTGTTTCTGAAATGTCCGGGGCTATGCGTGATGGCTGGGAGCAGGCAATCAGGGAAAAAGATGCTTCGGGGAGACTTGTTTCCCCAAGAGCTAAATTGGTTGTCTTTACCATTATTGATGAAAAGGGAAACAGGATTTTTAAAGATGATGATATCGAAGCTATTGGGAAACTATCATCCGAAACTCTTGAAAAAATCTGCATAGTCTCCATGCGCTTGAATGGCCTTGGCGCAGACGAAATCAACAAGGCAAAAAAAAACTAAACTCTAACCCTGAAAGAAGAGTTTATTTTTTTATTGCCGAGAAACTTGGTAAAACTGTTAAAGAATTATTATCCCAGATGTCGAGTTCTGAAATTACCGAATGGATCGCTTATTTTAGTTTGAAAATTGAAGGCGATCCGGCAAATGCAAAGACTGAATTAGCAAAAATATTCTCTTCAAGAATAAAAAAGAAAGGCCGATAAGATGGGATTATTAGGTACTCTTGGAAGCCTTAATGTATTATTAAGCGCAGACACAGCACAATTCTCGTCCGCAATGGACAAGGCCGCTTATGTGGCCGAGCGTGATCTACAAAAAATAGCCTTTAAAAGTAAAGTCGGAACGGCCGCCATTATAGGGGCCGTTGTTGCAGCCGGAACAGCCATCGCCGTTAGCGTCAAGAAAACCATCGACCACGCTGACGAAATCGGCGAGATGGCATCTTCTCTCGGCATGACAGTTGAGCAGTTATCCAGCCTTGAATATGTGGCAAAATTATCAGGGGTCGAGATAGAAGGTTTACAGAAAGTTTTCCAGAAATTCAATAACACCATTTTTGATGAGGCAAAAGCAGTTAAAGATAACACCGGGGCATTCAAATCACTTGGCATTTCCCTTACCGACAATAGCGGAAGATTAAAAAGCAATTACGATCTATTCCTTGAAACCGCAGATGTTTTGTCAAAAATGAGCGATGGCGTGCAGAAATCGGCAACTGCGCAACTTCTTTTCGGTAAAAGCGGTGCAACAATGATTCCGATACTTAATTCCGGTAAAGACGGGATTAAAAAGCTTACCGAAGAAGCCGCTAAGTTTGGAGTAGTCTTTAATAACGATACTGTCGCCGCAGCAGACAAATTTAACGATAACATGAAGCGTATGGCAAGCGTTTCCCAGGGGCTAATAACGAGTTTTACTTCTGGGTTACTCCCTACCTTAGCAAACTTAACAGATAACCTAAACAGTTCATCAGAAGCCTTAGAATCTTTTAAAGAAGCCGGGAAAAACGTAGCTACCGTAATTGTTGCGCTTGTTAATACTGGAATGGTTTTAATTGATACCTTTAAAACCGTTATTGATACTGTTGGAGCCGGTGCGGCACAAATAGTTTTGATGCTTAATTTGAAATTTAAAGAGGCGATGGAGGTGGGAAGGCTATACGCCGAAGATCAGTCAAAGAGATGGACTAACCTCGCGGCCAACCTTGACAAAAACTGGAACGCTATATCCGATACTGTCAAAGACGGTTCTTCAAAAACTGGCAAAAGCCTTTCAGGTCTTTCCGACAGCATAATCGCATTTAACAAAAAGCAGGAAGAAGGCAAAACTCTTACAGAATCACTGCGTTCGGGACAGGAAAAATATAACGATGAAATGGCAAAATACAAGGATTTGCTTGATTCCGGAGCAATTAGCCAGGAAACCTATGAGCGTGCAGCTAAAAAATCTCAAGAAACACTGGAAAAAAGTTCTGAATTAACAAAGAGATTGAAAGATGGCGCAAAAGATTTAGGCTTTACTTTTTCCTCGGCGTTTGAGGATGCGATTATTAATGGTAAAAAGTTCAGCGATGTCTTATCGTCCTTGCTTGAAGATATTGAGCGTATTATTTTGAGAAAGGCGGTTATAGAACCCTTAGCAGATGCTCTGGGTGCTGGTATTTCCTCGTTTTTCGGTGGATCTAAAACCACAGCATCCACAGCGAAATCCGCCCACGGTAATATCTTTTCCATGGGTAATCTTATCCCCTTTGGAACCGGAGGATTGATCACCAGGCCAACAATTTTTCCCATGGCAAACGGAGGGATAGGTCTTGCCGGAGAGGCCGGGACAGAAGCCATAATGCCACTTTTTAGAACAGGCAACGGAGATCTGGGGGTAAAATCCGGTAATAGTGGTGGTGTTGAAATCAATGTTTATGTCCCCGAAGGTTCAAAAGTTTCCCAAAGCAGCCAAAAAACCGGAGATAAAGAGCAGATTAACATCATGATTGACGAAGCAGTGTCGGGAGCCGTGAAAGATTCCGGAAGCAAGACGTATAGGGCCCTTAAAAATTCTTTCGGTTTAAAACAGTTATTAACTACGAGGTAAGAATGGATACTTGGCCATCTACATTACCACAAAGGCTTTCTTGCGATACATCAGTCAAGGATGATGAGAGTCGCGCCATTTCAGATATGGACGCTGGCCCTGCGTCAGTCCGCAATAGGTTTACGGCAATCACTCAAACCGTAAAGGGTTCAATGGTATTGACTGGAGCGCAATTAGCGACATTCAACACATTTTTTAGGACAACAATTAAACACGGTTCATTTTCATTTAACTGGATACACCCATTCACCGAGGAAACCGTGGAGATAAGGTTTAAATCAAAGCCTGACTGGAAATGTATAAAATCCGCCGCAAGCGTCAATGATAGAAAATATCAGGCATCTTTTGAATTGGAGATCCAGCCATAAATGGATATTTCGGACGCCTTAAAACAAGATGCTTGGCAAAATGAGAGCGATTTACCCCTTATACTTCTTACGATAAGCCACTCATCATTAAGTGAGGACATAAGAGTCGTTAATAACAAAGTCGCCATAACCTCAAATGGTCTTGAATATATCGCCTTCCCATTTGATATTAGATTACCAGACTCCAAAGAAGATTCCCAGCCTTCGGCTAAACTTACTATTTGCAATGTATCAAGAGAAATCGGATTCGCTATAAGGTCAATATCCACTCCCCCCAGCGTTATGATAACTGTTGTCAGGCAAGATACGCCGAACATTGTGGAAGCCCAATTTGTCGGAATGCGTCTTAATAATGTCAAATACAACATGATGACTGTTACTGCGGATTTGGAATTTGAGGATTTGACGCGGGAAGAATTCCCATCGTTGAAATTCTCTCCTTCAATCTTTAAGGGGATACTATGACACTGACCGAATTTATAAATAAAGCTCTTCTCGTAAAATTTAAAGACAAGGGACGTGATTATTCAGGCTGGGATTGCTGGGGACCATCCCGTTGCGCCTATAAAGACATCCTTGGCGTAGAGCTCCCGAGTTTCATTGATGACTATGTCAATGCCGGAGATACAAAAGCATCGCGGCGCATCATCCACGATATTATTTTAAGCCAAAAACATAATTGGGAAACTGTTGATAAACCGCAAGCCCTGGATGTAGTCCTCTTTAGGTTTGGCGATACAGAAACCCATTTGGGTCTTATGGTAGATAAAAACAGGTTTATTCATTGCGAGAAAATAATAAATACGGTGATCGAGCGAATAGACAGTGCGAAATGGAAAAAGAGGATTGAGGGAATTTACCGCTTAAAGGACAAAGATGGCAGATAAAATAAAAATGACAGCAGTTGTTCACCCGTTCAAGTCGGCAAGAAAAAGGCTTGAATTTAATGAGGGTACTACTGTCAAGGATATGGTCTTATACGCCCAGCCGGATACAACTAAACTTCGGCACGCTATCGTTTTTATCAATGGCAAAGTTATTCCTAAAAGAATATGGGCTACCCACAGGCCTCTCGCAGGTGAAATAGTCGAAGTTAGGGCTTGCCCTATTCCCCGCGGGGGAGGGGGAGGAGGTGGCAAAGATATATTGAGAGTAGTTTTGACAATCGCTGTCGTTGCTTTAGCATTAGCGACAAGCGGAGCTGCACTTGCCCTGATGGGTTTCTCAGAAGCCACAATAGCAGCCGGAGGAGCTTGGGTTACTTTCGCTGGAGCAATGTATGTTGGTGCTGCTTCGACGATAGGAATGTTAGCAATTAATTCTTTGTGTCCTGTATCAACAAGCGCATCAACTGCATCCCTATCAAGCACAGATTCAACAGATAGCAACACACTCTATATCGAGGGAGCAAGTAATTCAATAGACCCGTTTGGAGTTGTCCCCGTAACTCTTGGAAAATACCGCCAAACCCCCCGCCAAGGATCTAAACCTTATACCGAAATGATTGGCGATAACCAATATATTCGGATGTTATTTGTTTGGGGCGTTGGCCCGTTAGAAATAGACGAAGCCAGTATAAAAATAGGCGATACCCTATTAAGCGAATTTTCCGATTACCAGATTGAGCACAGGGAAGGCTACGCAGGCGATGCAGCGTTGACACTATTTCCCGAAGCAATAAGCGAAGAGGATTTTACTGTTGCATTAACTGCTGTAAATGATTGGATCACCCGTACCACAACTATAAATGCCGATGAGATAAGCCTGGACATCTCATTTTCTGGCGGCCTTGTAGAGTATGACGCAAACGGCAACAAGGGGCCAAGGTCTGTCAATGTAGAGATCCAATACCGCAAATCCGGCAGCGGAGATGCTTGGTCAAATATCGATACCGCCGGAGCTAAATTCCAAGCGACTTGCGATCCCTCTTGGCTTAATAAAACCGGCGCCCTGCTTAACAGTATAACCTTTACCGGCAAGAAAACATCAGCTTTAAGGTATGGCATCCGTTGGGGAGTATCGGAGAGGGCGCAATATGACGTAAGAGTGCGCAGGATCACCGCAGACACAGATTCAACCCTTATAGCTGATCGGACATATTGGACAGCATTGCGTTCAATTAAAATAGAAAGCCCGATAGATTCCCCTGTTCCTTTAGCCGTAACCGCATTAGTAATTAAAGCCACCGACCAACTTAACGGGGTTATAGATGATTTTAGTGGCATTGTAACCAGAGTTTGTCCTGATTGGGATGTTGCCACTCAAACTTGGATTACCCGGGCAACACAGAATCCAGCCTCAATGTTCAGGTTTGTCTTACAGGGCAATGGAATGGCTGAACCGCTTGACGATGACAGGATTGACATTGAGGCATTGCAGGATTGGCATGAGTTCTGTGAGGTGAAAGGTTTTAAGTTTAACCAAGTGCGTGATTATTCCGCTTCTGTTTGGAGTACCTTAAGAGACATCTGCGCAACCGGCCGCGCAGCTCCAACAATGGTTGACGGTCTATGGTCGGTAGTCATTGACCGAGAGCAGACTGCCCCTGTCAGCGTAATAACTCCAAGAAATAGTTTTGATTTTTCTGCGGAAAAGTTCTTCTTAAATCCCCCGCATGGTTGGCGTATTCAATTTCCGAATGAAGATGAAAATTATGCTACCGATGAATACAGGGTTTACCGTGATGGGTATAACGATGATAACGCCACTAAATTTGAAACCTTAGACTTGCTTGGCGTTACCGATCCAGACCAAATTTATAAATTAGGGCGCTGGAGGATAGCGCAGGCTTTAAATCAGCCGGAGCGTTGGACTTTCAAACAGGATATGGAGTTTTTAACTTATCGGCGCGGAGATTGGATTAAGATAGCCCACGATGTAATGATTGTCGGCCTTGCGCAGGGAAGGGTTAAGAGCGTAGTTACTACCGAAGATGCTGTTGTTGTTTCCATTGAGCTTGACGAAGAAGTGATGATGGAAGCTGGGAAAACTTACGGAGTAGTTATTCGCACCTTAGATAATCCCAGTCTTTCCGCGCAGGTTGTAACTTCTGAGGGCGCGACAAAGATATTGGTTTTTTCCGAAGAGATAGCAGGCGTAGGTTCTCCTGCACAGCAGGCTATAAATATTGGGGATATTGTTTGTTTCGGAGAGTTTGGAGAGGAAACCGAAGATGCGACTGCCATATCCATAACACCGGATAATAACCTGCAAGCCACAATAATAGCTGTCCCTTATCGCCCAGCAATCTATGCTTGCGATACAGAAGAAATCCCAGAGTTTGTAACTAAGATCACCGCATCGGATACAATTCCCACCCCCAATATTACATCAATGGTATCAGATGAAAGCGCAATAGTTATAAGTTCAACCGGTACACTTAAAGAAAGAATTGGGATAAACTTTGATCCCCTGAATACAAATATATTCGGAACTGGAAACGAGGTCGACGTCCAAATCAGGCATAATGGAATAGAAGAGTCATTCTATCCGGCGGTTATAGAAGAGCAGGGAAATAGCTATGTGTTTATTGGGGATGTAAGAACGGGTGAGGTTGTTGATATTCGTTTAAGATTTAAGGTAATTGGGAAACTTTTGCCTGGTCCTTGGACTACTGTTTCAGGATATACCGTAATCGGTAAATCTTATCCACCGGCTGATGTAAAAGGTCTTACTGTAAGGCAAGATGGCGACGAAATAGTCATTGCTTATAGTAAAAATGTTGAGATAGACATTGCAGGTTATGAAATCCGTATGGGAGACGATTGGAAAACCGCCACAATTATAGAGTCTTGTTGGGCGGGGATTGAAAAACGCTTACCTGTTTTCTTATTTGGTCTTCAGGAATATCTGGTTAAAGCCGTAGATAGCTCAGAAAACCGTTCTCTCAACGCCGTAAGCGCCACCATAACAATAGACAACGCCAATCTAATAGAAGATAAAGGCAGTTATGATCTAAGCGACTGGTCAAACGGTTCACTTGAAGGTAGCGAAGCCAATGTAGAAGACATTGTCGACGAAAGCGATAACCTCATTGTCGACGAAAGCGATAACCAAGTAGAAAGCGATTATCTGCCTGGGTTTATCGTAGATGACAATATCGAAGACGAACAAGTAATCAACGAATCCGGTGAATTTTGTATCGATGAAAACGATGATCTCATTATGGAAAGCGTTAATTATTCCGATCTTTTGACCCTGAAGTTTTATACCGACTATTATGCGTCTGAAGGCATATATATCAGCGCAGTAAAGGATTTAGGTGCCTTAATGAAGGCTTGCATCAGGCTGACCACGAATATCCAAGGCAACGCTTCTTATGTACTGCATATTAATACTTCCACAGACGGCGAAACTTGGAACGGATGGAGCGCTTATGCTTCCGGTGAATACCTTTGCCGGTATTTTAGAATAAAGTTAGTCGTCATCAATAGCAACGTAAACGATATAGTCTATGTTTTAAACCTCACAGCCTTTGTTACAGTGAAGTTAATTTTTGAAAAATTCAACAGCCAGACTATTAGCATAGGTGGGACTAATTTGGTTTTTACTAAAACATTCCTTACGCTCGTCAATGTATTTATTACGGCAGAAGGTGCAAATAGGCGCGCAGTATATGCCAGTAAGAGCTTAACACAAATTACAGGAGTTAAGGTTTTAGATAATAGCGCCGCCGATGTAGGTGGCATAGCAGATTGTTTAATTCAAGGTTACTAAAAGAAAGGGGATGAGATATGTCAGTGAAACATAGTGCACTAACAGGTTTAGCATTACATCAACCGTTTTATACGGGTTTAGACGCTTCAAAACCAGTAGCCCCGGTAGTAGGAGATCATTATTACGCAACCGATACAAATAAAGTATATCAATGCCAAGTGGGTGGGGCATGGGTGCAAATATTACCAGTAGCAACATCAACCGACGAAAAAGTCAAAAACGTCTCAGCTGATGCCTCAGCCGGTTATCTTGCCGAAAAGTTGGCAGCTCTCTATCCATCGCTTTATCAGCGCGACCAGAAGTGGGCGCTTAAGACGGCATATAGTACAGCCGCTAATAGGTACACTATCCTAACACCCAACAAGTTGAGTGTAGACATTAACGGTACAGTCTATTTCTTGACCGCTCAAGCAGAAATTGCTTTATCTCTTGAAGCTAACTGGGATACTATTGCCGGTACAGATTATAGGACGGCCGCAAATAGAGCAGGTAAAGATTTCTATATTTACGCCTGCGTGCCTGTAAGCGGCTCTGCGCCTAAGATAGTGCTCTCAGCCAACTCAACCACGCCGTCAGGCTACAGCGCCTCAACATCGCGTAAGATTGGCGGTTTCCACGGACTATGCGTGGCCGTAGGCACTATAAGCGGCCATACCTTAACCGGCTTTGCCGTTGGCGACGTTCTGCCTGCCTCAATTTGGGATCTGAATTTCAAGCCTAAATTCGCTAACCCTGAAGGCATGGTATACAGCGATGGCATAAACAAGTGGGTAGATATTTACCTCGCCTCGGGGACCGGCGCGTCTACAGTTTCAGTTTACGGAGGCACCATAAGCGACACCCGGAACTGGTCAGACTTTGCCGATGATGGCGCTGCGGTAAAAAAGAAAATGCTTGAAGATGACGAATTTCAAGCCATTGCCGCAGGTTCAAACGAAGAGACAAATATTACCGGATCATCTGACCCTGGAACCACGGGCGGCCACGTAGACACGGCCTCAAGACGTATGATTTCAAACATAGGCGTAGAGGATGCCTGCGGGGCTTTGAACCAATGGTTAAGGACGCAGACTTATTTTCCTTATGGCTCAACCGGATACTGGGGAAATTTACCCGGTGGAAAAGGTTCTGTTTACACAACCTTTACTGCTGACCCAGGAGCTTCCGAAGTGGACAACTCAGACTCAGGTGGTGATATTAAGCTGCTTGCTGGCGGTAATTGGGGCAACGCCGCGCCTGCGGGGTCCCGCTGTCGGGCTGCGTATTACTCTCGTTGGATCGCGGCTTCG